CGGGCGAGATTGAGACGGCGCGCGAAGTGCAGTCGGACCGGCTGTTCCGGCAGGAATACCTGGCCGAAATCCTGGACGATGTGCCGGGCGCGCTGTGGACGCGGGCGCTATTGGACGTGGGCCGCGTAACGGATGAGGACGTGCCCGACCTGGTGCGCGTCGTGGTGGCCGTGGACCCGGCGGTGACGGCCACGGAAGAGAGTGACGAGACGGGGATTGTGGTGGCCGGGATAGCCGCGAGTGGGCAGGGCTACGTGCTATCGGATTACAGCGGGCGCTATTCGCCCGACACCTGGGCGCGCCGCGTGGCGTATGCGTACCACACCCATGAGGCGGATCGCGTGGTAGCCGAGGTGAACAACGGCGGCGATTTGGTGGCTACGACGCTGCGCACGATTGATGGCAAGCTGGCCTACCGCGCGGTGCGGGCCAGCAAGGGCAAGTACACGCGGGCCGAACCCGTGGCGGCGCTGTACGAACAGGGCAAGGTGCACCACGTGGGCACGCTGCCCGACCTGGAAGACCAGTTATGCACGTGGGTGCCCGGCGAGGCATCGCCCGATAGATTGGACGCGATGGTGTGGGCGCTGACGGAACTGATGTTGGGGCAAAGTACGGCGGTTGAACGGGTACCGCATTCGCTGTGGCGCGGCAACGGACAGCGCCGGAAAGTAGGGCCGAGGGCGTGACCATACTCGATGCATTCCGCCGTCCGCGTCAGGTGGTGTCTGAGATCATCGGGCGCGTGTCCGTGCGCGCCCTGGTGTGGCGGTCCACGCCCACCAAGACGGTGGACACCACGCAGACGGACTACGAGTTTTGGGACAAGCTGCGGCGCGGCAAACAGGCGGGCTACGAGTTCGGCGCGCTGTTCTGCCAGCCGCTGGTGCAAATCGTTTCGTCGCACGTGTGGGGCGACGGGCCACAGCTGGCGCTGGCAGAGGGCGCGGGACCGGACGCCACGCCGGAGACGGACGACCGGGCGTATACCGACGCGCTGCTGGCGCGCTGGGTGGCGCAGCAGTCCGGCATGTTTCTGGACGTGCTGCAGGACGACTACGCGCTGGGCGACCAGTACCTGATTGTGAACCAGGCGGACGGCACGATCAGCATCGCCAGCCCGGAGGCGGTGGAAGTCGAACGCGATCCGCTGGACTGGCGCACGATTCGCAAGGTGACGATCACCACGCGCACCGAGGACGCAGAGATTACCGACGAGTACCGCACCGACGGGCGCACAGTGACGGTGACATGGCAGAAGGCCGCCGACGGGCACCATGCCGGGCAAAAGCAGGTGTTCCAGTTCCAGAACCTGATCGGGCGCTTGCCCGTGGTGCACTGGGCGAATGACCGGGGCGGCAACGAGACGAACGGACGCCCGATTTACGAGGCGCTGCTGAAGCTGTTCAGCCGGTACGATGACTTGATTGTGAAAGCCCTGGACGGCGCGGAACTCATGGGCAACCCGCTACCGACGTTTGAGGGCATGGAGAATATTAACGAAACGATTGATGTTAATGCCACGTCGGAAGACGAGACGTACACCGACACGGCGGGCGCCAGCGTATCGCGCAAGATGCTGGCGTTTGACCGGCTGGCGGCGGTGTTCGTGGGCAAGGGCGGGCGGTTCGACTTCAAAAGCCCGCAGCGTGGCTTTACTGAAGACATCCGCAACATGCTAAAAAGCCTGTTCCTGCTGATGCTGGATTACTCGCGCGTGCCTGAGTTCCTATGGGGCGGCGCGATTGCCAGCAGCAAGGCGTCGGCGGAAACGCAGATGCCGCCGTTTGCGCAGTACGTGACGTTCAAGCGCGGGCAGTTGGAGGGCATCGGGGCGGATGACCTGCTGGGCACGGCGGCGGAAGGCGGGCTGCTGGAACTGGCGGACGTGTGGCTGCGCGTGCGGGCGCTGTTTGACCGCCGCGTGGTGGTGGCGCCGGTAGCGTGCACCTGGCCCGAAATCATGGGCGAGGACGAGGCGCTGCAGCTGGAGAAAATCAAGTACGCCGACGGGACCGGCAAGCTGACGGCACAGACGACGCTGGAACTGTTGGACCTGGTAGACGATGCCGCCAGCGAGATTAAGAAGGCCGAGAAGGAAACCGAGGACGCCATGCAGCGCCAGCAGGAATTTAGCGACCGGCTGGCCGACGCAGACCGCGAGGCGGACGGCATGACCGACAATGACCTGGTGAGGGCGGCGTAATGGCGCGTAACCACTGGCAGCAGCACCTGGCCGTCATGCGTGAGGCCGACCGCGACATGACCGCGCTGTTTGACCAACTGGCGGGGCAGGTGGCGACCCTCGTGCTGCGTGAGGCTGGGCCGGACGGCATGGTGCCGCGCACGCGCCTGCGGGCTATTCAGGAGGCGGCGGGCCAGGCGGTGCACGCGCTGTTTTTGGGGCGCAGCCGGACCGGGCAGCCCGCGCCGTTCGACGTGGTAATGGGGCGCGTGGTGCCGCTGTCGCCGTACGTGACGGTGTTGTGGGGCGCGGTGGAACGGGCCACGCGGGTGGCGGTGGACCAGCAGGCGCAGATCATGCGCAAGGCGCTGGCGGGCGCGCCGGACGTGCTGCTGGCGTTGCAGACCGCGCGGCAGAACCCGTTCGCCGTCGCGCGGCTTGCCAGCGAACAGGCGGGCTTCCGGCCTAACCCGTTCGCCCAGTACGACCCGCTGCACCGTTTCGTGCACCCGGACGGGTACCGCCTCAGTGACCGCATCTGGCGCATCTCCGGTGACGCGCGGCGGCGGTTGGACCTGCTGTTGCAGCAGCAGATTGCCGAGGGCATGGGCGCGTTTGACATGGCGAAGGAGATTGAACAGTTCCTGCGCGTGGATCGCCAGATACGGCGCACCAATAAGCCCTACGGACGCGACGCCAGTTATGACGCCATGCGGCTGGCCCGGACGGAGATTACGGCGGCGGGCAGTCGGGCGGGCATGATGGCCGCGCAGATGAACCCGTTCGTGCAAGAGTACGAGGTGGTGTTATCGGGCAGTCACCCGAAGGTGGACGTGTGCGACGAAGAGGCGGACGGCGGGCCGTACCCGATTGAGGACACGAGTCACACCCCGCCGTTTCACCCATTTTGCGTTACGCCGGGTCAGCTTGTTGAGACAACTCAGGGACCGGTGCCCATTGAGATGGTGTGCGATGGGGATATTGTTCGCACGCATACTGGTGCGTGGGGCAAAGTTAAAAAGGCGTGGAGTCGCGCATTTGATGGCATTGTGTACAAGTTTTCAACCGAAGCCGGGCAATTTGAGTTGACGGGAGAACACCCTGTTTTGCTTGCTCGTGGGTGGGTCAAGGCCGAGGAAATTCAGGTTGGCGATCAAGTCGTCTACGCACAGGCTGACGCTTTGTTCGATAGCGTTTTGCCCGTATCGGAAAACATGCCAGCCCATCGCAGAGAGAGTGGCATCGCGGCGCCCGTCATGGGCTCGTTGACGCGGCGTGTAATGCCATCCTCGCCCATCGCATTCGACAGCGACCTTGATTTCGACCAGCGCAAAGTCCAGGGAGAAACGCCTGATCGGATATTCTCGCGTATAGACGATTCCGCGTCGGTCCAACTCGTCGGCCATTGCGCGTTCGATGCTGGTGGGGATACCGTCTTTTCGCATCGCCCGTATCGTCTTAATGGCGACGTCTATTCCAGGATTGCTCGCTCGTTTTGCTTCGGAGATTTTTCGCCGTACTTCGGGACGCTTAGCGGGATTGTTGTCTCCGGCGAAATCGAGTCTCGCGTATCGTTCGCGCCAAGCCTTACTTTGGGCTTGGCGGCGGGAACCGTCGTCTTGGCTCCAGGTGACCGCGACGCCCTCACTGATGGTTCTAAGCGGAATGTCGCAAAAGAACAGCAGGCGGCGGAACATGCGGAAAGCGACACCGAGTTTTTTGCAGACAGCGGGCGATCCCATCTGGCGTATGACATAGTATTCATGCAGAACGGCATCAATGGGTCGTCCGAACTCCTGTTCAATCCGCAAGGCATGGTATTCAGTGGTAGTAATGCGGTGCATTCTAACGTGGTTGCTGCTGGTGCGTTTCTGCACGCGCCCACAGACGGGGCAAATATGCTTCATATTGGCAACCTCTCGTCGCTGCCTCTCGGTTCAGAATGGGGCACCGCGCCGAGAAACGCGGGTGTCGGGCGGGTCATGACGCCGCCCCAAGCCCGTCTATATTATACCACAGTAGGCGAAATAGGTACACGCCATTATGCCGGACGCGTTTACAACATGAGTGTTGATGGAGATAACAGTTACACCGTCAACGGAGCGTGTGTACACAACTGCCTGTGCCACCTGCGCTGGGTGCTGGCGCCGGACTCGGACGCGATTATCGACGAGATGCGCGCGCAGATGGGCCAGGGACCGGACTACGGCGCGCTGGTGGCGCTGGTCGGCCCGCTGCTGGTGGATCGGTTCGTGCGCCTGCTGTTGGATGACGTGCAAGAGGCGGAGTTGGCATGGTGACGCTAGGGGACCGGATCGTATGGGTGCTGATATACGCGCTTGACTATGGCGGGGATGAGTTCCAGTCGGAAGTGGTGGGCGTCTTCGACAGCGCCGAGTCGGCGCAGGCCAGCGTGCCGGGGGCACAGTGGGAACAGACGAAGTTTGGCGACTACGAAGCCAAAGGCCACCGGGCGTCCTCAAGTTGGTTCCTGACCACCTACGCACTCAATGAGTATACCCGCCCGCGTATTGCGCCCGACCATTGGGAGGAATTATGACGCTGGCTGACCAGATCGCACAGGTGGCGTGGTACCACCGCATCGAACTCGCGCCGGGCGTGATGACGCCGGGCTGCGACGATTCGCCGGGCAAGCTGGCGATGTCGGCATGGACTACGAACACTTTCTCGTTGTGGCGGTGAAGTGATGCGCCTCTG